GGGTATTCGATACCATCCTACGACCAGCACTAGCGCACAGGAAAGGAACAGCCTTGTACATCTCCACACCGGAGGGGCGTAACAGCTTCTACGACGTGTACATGAACGGCGAGACAAGGAAGAAGGGGTGGAAGTCGTGGCACCTTACGTCTCACGATAACCCACTGCTAGACCCAGAGGAGCTGGAGGCCGCCAAGGAAACGATGGCAGGCTGGCAGTATCGTCAGGAGTTTGAGGCGTCGTTCGATGCCAAGGGTAGCGAGTTCTTCGATCCCGAGGAGTTCAGCTACTACGAGACCATAGGCGACAGGGGCAACGGCGACTACTACATCGCGGTTGACTTGGCGGGCTTTGAGTCTGACAGAGGTAACAAGACGAAGCGCAGGGACAACAGCGCAATGGCGATTGTGTTCGTGGACGACTCCGGTACATGGTGGGTCGAGAACATTGAGCACGGTCGGTGGACGTTGGACGAGACAGCCCAGAAGATCTTCGAGGCAGTCGAGAAGTACAAGCCCATAAGCGTAGGGATAGAGAAAGGGATAGCACAGCAGGCGGTGATGAACCCGCTACAGGACGTGATGCGCCGGACACACCGAGTGTTCCGAATCGAGCTCCTGTCGCACGGCAACCAGAAGAAGGAGGATCGAATCCTCTGGGCGTTGCAGGGTAGGTTCGAGCATGACAAGATCAAGCTGAAGCATGGAGACTGGAACCTCACCTTTGTGGATGAGGCGTCGGCCTTCCCGTCGAAGCTGGTCCATGACGATCTCCTAGACGCGCTGGCATACATCGACCAAATGGCTATCGTACCATACGCTAGCGACTTAAACCTAGAAGACGACTACGAGCCAATGGACGCGGTCGCAGGATACTGAGGATTGATATGAGTGATGACAAGATCTTCGAACATGAGTTCGACGGCGAAGTCTCGTACGAGGGAGTACTTGCCGACTGGGTCATAAACAAGTGCCAAGACTGGCGCGATCACTACGAGAGCAACTACTCCGAGAAGCATGAGGAGTACTACCGACTCTTTAGGAACCAGTGGAGCGCAGAAGACAGCGAGCGATCTAGCGAACGCTCTAAGCTGATAGCCCCCGCGCTGGCGCAGGCAGTCGAGTCTAACGTAGCTGAGGTTGAGGAGTCCACGTTCGGTCGTGGTAAGATCTTCGACGTCCGCGACGACATGGCTGACGAGCAGACCGGCGACATGGTCTTCCTACGCAAGAAGCTACACGAGGACTTCCACCACGCGCGAGTTCGCTCCAGCGTATCGGAAGTGCTTATCAATGCGGCCGTCTACGGCACAGGCATTGCAGAGATCACCATCGAAGAGCAGAAGGTATACGCCCCAGCCACCCAGCCTATGATGGAAGGTGCGATGGAGCAGGTAGGTGTTACAGAGTCCTACCGCCCTCTGGTCAAGCTCAACCCCGTACAGCCTAAGAACTTCCTGATCGATCCCTCCGCATCCTCAGTGGATACGGCTATGGGGTGTGCGATTGACGAGTATGTCAGCCGTCACATTGTTGAGGAGTTACAGGAGCAGGGCGTCTACAAAGACGACTGCTACGTAGGGGAGGCGGCTAGCGATGATGAAATCGAGTTCGACGAAGCTGTGGACAGCAGACCCAAGGGTCGTGTTCGACTCACCAAGTATTACGGCAAAGTACCCCGCGAGTACCTCATTGCAGAAGGTGTGGACGAAGACGAAATCGACGTCCCCGGTTCGCTCGTGGAGGCCGTGGTCGTCATCGCTAACGGCGACACAGTACTGAAGGCTATACCTAACCCCTACATGTGTCAGGACCGTCCGGTCGTGGCCTTCCAGTGGGATGTTGTACCTAACATCTTCTGGGGTCGAGGTGTGTGCGAGAAAGGCTACATGTCCCAAAAGGCGCTGGATGCCGAGTTACGCGCACGTATTGATGCACTAGCACTCACAACCCACCCAATGATGGCTGTGGACGCTACACGCATACCGCGTGGTCACAAGCTTGAGGTCCGTCCGGGCCGTATGCTACTGACGAACGGCGCTCCGCAGGAAGCTATCATGCCCTTCAACTTCGGCCAGCTAAACGCTATCACGTTCCAGCAGGGCGCGACGTTGCAGAATATGGTTAGCCAAGCTACCGGATCTTCCGATAGTTCTATGAACCAAGTACAGAATGACGTCACGGCGGCAGGCATGTCCATGTCGCAGGGTGGTGTCATGAAGCGTCAGAAGAGAACCTTGCTTAACTTCCAAGAGAACTTTCTTCTGCCGTTCGTTAAGAAGGCGGCCTTCCGCTATATGCAGTTCAACCCCGAAGAGTATCCGATTGGTGACTACAACTTCATCCCGTTCTCTAGCCTTGGCGCTATGGCACGCGAGTACGAAGTTGCACAGCTCAGTCAGATCCTTCAGGTCATCCCGCCGGACTCTCCGGCACACGGGGCGATCGTCAAGGGGATCATCGACCACCTCAACGTATCTAACCGCGAGGAGTTGATAGCCGCTATAGAGCAGGGCAGTCAGCCAGACCCAGCCGCACAGCAGGCGGCACAGCAACAACAGCAGATGCAGATGGCCGTCACACAGGGCCAGATCCAGCTACTCAACGGACAGGCCGCAGAGTCTCAGGCACGTGCTAACAAGTACTCTGTCGAAGCTCAGCTTGCTCCACAGGAAGTCACGCTCAAGTACTCCGATCAGAACAACGACGGGGCAGTTGACGACGACTTCGAGAAGCGCATCCGACTGTCGGAGCTGTTGTTAAAAGAACGAGAACTGGAATCAAAAGAAAGAGAAGGTATGGTAAAAGCGCAGGCTAGCGTTGCGCCTCCGGCACCATCTGGACCCATGCCTCAATAACCTAAGCGGGCGTACTCTTGTGCGCCCTTTATTATCTCGGGAGCGATAATGACAGTTAACTTACGTACATATGAGAACGGCTACTACGGGTATATGAACGACCACGTACGTGCCGCTCTGGGCGACTTGCAGGAGGCAGGCGGTGTCAGAGCTGTGCTAGCCACTGCGGCTCAGCTATCATCTATTGAAGAGCCGAAGGCTAAAGACCTAGCGGTAGTTCTGGATGAGCAACAACTATACGCATTCAACGAATCATCCGCTAGCTGGGTGTCGGTAGGGGCTAGCCAGTCCGTACTGCAACAGCTAATCGACGGATCATTCGACGGCGGGGTCACCACCCTGCTCAGCACCGACATCAACGTCTACGCGGATGGAGCCGCTGGGGTTCCCGATCCAACCAACGTAACATCAGGATGGCACTTTAAGAACACTGCTGACCTGACCAACAAGATCAACTGGTACTACGTATCCAACAGCAACCCCGCAGTAACCATGACGCTGGCGAACCTGACAGCTCAGTATGCGGTGGTTGACGTACGTGCGGCTGGCGCACCCTATTTCATCGTCTACACGAAACCTGCCGGTGATGGTAGCGACGCCGCCTCTTGGTATAGATCTCGCCTAGTATACTCCCCCGCAGGATACGACCTGACCGCATACGTGGGTCAGACCGTGTTCATGCACTGGGGCGTAGACACGGGTGACTTCCCTACTCTAGCTCGGGTCGAGTGCACTGCCGATAGCTTCTCAACTGTAGGGCCTCAAGATCCTACGGAAGAAGTTCTGGTGGGTAACATCAGCACGTCTTCCAGCTACCCCGCAGGGACTTACGACTTTGTCGTTCGTGACTTGGGATACGAGTTCAACACCGCAGACGTGCAGTACACCCTGTCGGCTCCTACGGCCAGCGACGCTCCGGCTACGTTGGACGAGGCGTTCGTCCGCATGGACGGCGTCAACGACTACATCAGCCTGTCAGGCACTGGGTCCATCTTGGACTACACTGCTACGTGGACTGTCGCCTGTGAGATCACAGAGCTACCGTCAATCACTACTGACAGCAAGTTTATGACCCTGTGGCGATCCGGCGATAACGGCATCTCGCTACGGCGTGGTGGCTCTAACTGGGGTTTCTACGTGGCGAACGGCTACAACTCTGTAGCACAGGCCAACACGTGGTACGCTCCTTCGGCAGGGTCACGCATCCTCGTCGAGTGTGACGGCACCAAGATCAGCTACTGGCTGGACGGAACGCGTCGATCGCACACCACCATGAACGCTACGCATCGCGACAACAGCGCTCACGTCAACGACTCCATCGACTTCGGTCGGGGTGGCATCCCCTTCGGTCAAGGTACTTACCAAGACTACGAGGGTGGCGTGGACAACATGCTGTTCACCAACAACATCCTGTCATCTGCTCAGAAGGCTGAGTGGTTCGCAGGTGGTGATGTAACAACCCACAGCTACTACACAGCGGCTCGGGACTTCGTACCATGCGGTGAGGGTGTATTCCCCAACGTAGTGGGCGAGAAGAGCAACGTAACTGGTAGCCTTGTCAATGGCACATCTGACGACTTCGTGGAGCGTACATAATGAGTAAGAAATACTTCGTTGTGAGGAACGTATCCTCAGTCAAGGACGGCGTACAGGTAGCAAGCGGAACAGTACCGGGGACTTCTCCGGCGCTGTTCACTAGCGGCAACACCACGTCAGGCGACTGGTACTTCTACAAGGTTCCTGCTGAGGGCGAAGCCCCTACGGGAGCTGAGGTACATGAGCTGACTGTTGAGGAGGCCCGTCTGGCAGTTCAGTCGGAGCTGTTCAACGGCGGCACCACCACCAACGAGTTCGTCGGCAAGGAGCAGGAAGTAGCACAGATGCTCCGCGCTGAGTTCATGGTGGCACAGTCTGCGCTGGACATCGCCTCCGCTGAGGCACTGTTCACGGCCCTTGAGCCTACGTCGCACGCACTGTCGGCCGGTTCACTTAACATAGCGTACTTCCGCTTCAACAACTCAGCAGTAGATCAAGCGACCAAGGATGCATTCAACCCCTTGTTCGAATCCTTCTTCTGCAAATTCCCACGGAACTTAACATAAGGAGCGGTCATTGGACGCGTATCAACAATACATACATAAGTCACGGTACGCACGTTACCTGCCAGAAGAACAGCGACGGGAGTCTTGGGAAGAAACCGTCGCCCGATACGTCGGGTTCTGGCAGGAGCGGGAACAGGTTAGTGAAGAAGAAGCAGAGCAGATCCGAGAAGCCATCGTAGCCCTAGAGGTAATGCCCAGCATGCGGGCTATGATGACGGCGGGAGAGGCTCTCAAGAGAGACAACGTAGCTGGATTTAACTGCTCCTACCTCCCCATCGATCACCAGAAAAGCTTCGATGAATTGATGTACGTCTTGCTATGCGGAACCGGCGTAGGCTATTCCGTAGAGCGTCAGTACATCACTAAACTACCGGAGGTGGCGGAGGAGTTCCATGCTACAGACACAGTTATTAATGTTGCAGATTCGAAGATCGGATGGGCAAAGTCGTTCAGGGAATTGGTATCACTGCTGTATTCAGGTCAGCTTCCCCGGTGGGACGTTAGTCGAGTACGAAGTGCGGGTTCCCCGTTGCAAACTTTCGGAGGCCGTGCAAGCGGTCCAGAGCCTCTCGTCGAATTGTTCACATTTACAACAGAGCTGTTTCAAGGAGCGGCTGGTAGAAAGCTTAGCTCTATTGAATGCCACGATCTCTGCTGTAAGATAGCCTCCTGCATCGTAGTGGGTGGGGTACGCAGAAGCGCCCTCATCAGCCTGTCCAACCTGTCAGATGACAGGCTACGGCGGAGCAAGCACGGGCAGTGGTGGGACGAGAACCCCCAGCGTGGGCTGGCTAACAACTCAGCCTGCTACACCGAGAAGCCAGACTTCGAAGCATTCCTAGCCGAGTGGACCAGCCTCTACGAATCTCGCTCCGGCGAGCGTGGGGTGTTCGCCCGAGGGGCAAGCCAAAAGCAGGCGTCCAAGAACGGCAGGCGCGACGAGGAGCATGGGTTCGGGACCAACCCGTGCAGTGAGATAATCTTAAGGCCATATCAATTTTGCAACTTGTCAGAGATCGTAGTAAGATCTCACGACACGTTGGAGACGCTGAAGGAGAAGACACGGATAGCCACCATCCTCGGCACGCTACAGGCGACGCTGACGGACTTCCGCTACCTGCGTAAGATCTGGAAGGATAACACCGAGGAGGAGGCCCTGTTGGGTGTCAGCCTCACCGGCATCATGGACCACCCCCTGCTATGCGGACGCGGCGATAACGAAGAGCTGAAGCGCTGGCTGACGGAGATGAGAGATGAAGCGATCAATACGAACAAGGACTGGGCGGAGAAACTGGGTATCAAACAGTCTACCGCAATATCTGCGATTAAGCCTAGCGGTACTGTTAGTCAGTTGGTCGATAGTGCTAGTGGGATACACCCTAGGTACAGCGATAACTATGTACGGCGGGTCAGGGCGGACGGCCGCGATCCGTTGTGTACCGTCCTAGAGGCCGCAGGCGTCCCGTCAGAGGACGATATGATGAACCCCAGTACCAAGGTATTCGCCTTCCCTATCGCCTCACCAGAGGGCGCTGTGACGGCCTCAGACATGGGTGCGATGGAGCAGTTGGAATTGTGGGAGTTGTACCAAGACTATTGGTGCGAACATAAGCCCTCCATGACCTGCTACTATCGGGACCATGAGTTCCTAGAGGTTGGGCAGTGGCTGTACAATAAGTTTGACAAAGTAAGTGGTATATCCTTTTTACCCTACTCAGACCATACGTACCAGCAAGCCCCTTATACTCCTGTCTGTGCCGAGGCACTAGCGGAGTTGAAGGACGGCTTCCCCACCGAGATTGACTGGGACATTAACGAAAGATCAGACATGACCGAAGGCGCTCAGCAACTAGCTTGCGTTGCCGGAAGTTGTGAACTATAACCAACCATGACCTCAAGGAGATAATCATGATGACGCCAGTAACACAAGATAAGTTTGATGAATTAGTAGCATCTACTACCAAGTATCTACAGGACTTGATTAACAAGAACGTAGAGCTGGAGAATAGAGTAGCCGCGCTGGAAGCCAAGAAAGCGCCGAAGGTGGCTAAGGATGACTGATACTTACTTTGACGACGCCCGTACGATGTTCATGACGGATGGCTGGCGCACGTTCCAAGAGGAATTAGATGAAGCTATAGAAGCCTGCACGCTTGAGGCATGTAACTCCACAGAGGACTTCTGGGAGATGCGTGGTCGCGTGAAGGTATTAAGACAGTTGGCTGGGTATGAGAATGCCCTGCTGGCGGCAGAGGAGCAGGCAGATGCGTAAGATCATGGACGTACGTTGCTCCTCATGCAACACGGTATTTGAAGAGTTTGGCAACCTCGACGACGCTTTCCGGTGCGGCGAGTGCGGAGGGGAGGCCAGACGAATCATCAGCCCAGTTCGGTGTTCATTGGACGGCACGTCAGGGGACTTCCCCGGCGCGGCCATCAAGTGGGCACGAGATCACGAACGACGGGCTAACTGAAGCGGCAACTCCTCTAGCCGGGAATCGCTTTTAACTAAACCATCCTCCCTATTCAGGGATAAAGGAGTTCAAGAATGGCTAACATTGTAGACGCCGAAGACTTTGTCAAGAAGGCAACCGTAGTATCCGACGAACCAGAAGCAATCGAAGAGTATGCGACGCTGGCGGAAGAGGAGGCAGAAGCCCCTCCCGCTGAGGAAGCACCCGAGGTTGTGGCAGAGGAGTCTGATGCAGACGATCTTCCCGAGAAGTACTCAGGCAAATCGACCGCTGAGATTGCACGGATGCACCAAGAGCTAGAGAAGCGCTTGGGTCAGCAGTCACAGGAAGTGGGAGAGTTGCGCCGTCACTTTGACGACTATGTGCAAACCTCAATCAGTGCTCAGCAGTCATCTGCACCGGAAGCACCAGTAGAGGAAGTTGACTTCTTCGCTGATCCTGCCGCCGCTGTAGCTAAGGCTATTGAGAACCACCCCACTCTGCAACAGGCACAAGCTGTAGCCGCAGAGATGGCTAAGTCTCAAGCACTGGCTAAGCTCAAGGCAAGTCACCCCGACATGGACACCGTACTGCAAGACACGGGCTTCCAAGAGTGGGTGAAGAAGTCGGAGATTCGCACCCAGATGTACAAGGACGCGGATCAACGATATGACTTTGCGAAGGCTGACGAACTGCTCAATCTGTACAAAGAGCGGGCCACGGTAGTCGAGCAAACGAAAGCAGTAGAGAAGCAGGCTCAGAAGAACGAGATCAAGAAAGCTTCTACTGGCACGGCACGCAGTAATCCAGAAGGGGCCTCGCCCAAGAAGGTTTACCGCCGTCGTGATATCATTGAACTAATGAACACAGACCCTAAGAGATACGAAGCACTCATGCCTGAAATCATGAAGGCTTACTCGGAGGGCCGTGTTAAATAACCTAACCTTTATCTTTGGAGTAATTTACTATGGCACTCGGTTCTAACCACGTGACCAACACTACGGCCGCTACGTTCATCCCAGAAATCTGGAGTGACGAGATCATCGCTTCTTACGAGAAGTCACTGGTCGTTAAGCCCCTCGTTCGCGCTATGTCTATGACTGGCAAGAAAGGCGACACCATCCACATCCCTAAGCCGGATCGTGGAGACGCGTCTGCTAAAGCCGCTGAGACTCAGGTAACTCTGATCGCTGGCACCACTGGCGAGTTGGTTGTTACTATCGACCAGCACTTCGAGTACTCACGTCTGATCGAAGACATCACTGACGTTCAAGCTCTGAACAGCCTCCGACGCTTCTACACCGAAGACGCTGGCTACGCTCTGGCTACCAAGGTTGACACAGCTATCATCGCTGAGTCTGCCGCTTTCACTGCCCAGAAGAGCTTCGTTGAAGGTGGACTCGCTGACGAGTCTGGCGCTACCACGACTGCGTTCAACGACGCAGGCTTCCGTGAGGCTATCCAGATCCTCGACGACAACAACGTCCCCGGCGAGAGCCGCGTGTTCGTTATCCCGCCCGCAGTTAAGCGTGAGATGCTGGGTGTTTCTCAGTACATCTCTAGCGACTTCGTAACTGGTCAGCCCGTTGTTAACGGTAAGATCGGTTCGTTGTATGGCGTTGACATCTTCGTCAGCACCAACCTCGAGACTGCTCTTGGCGAGACTAAGTGCTTGCTTATGCACAAAGACGCTATCGTCTTTGCTGAGCAGATGGGTGTTCGTACGCAGACTCAGTACAAGCAAGAGTTCCTTGCTGACCTGATGACTGCTGACACTCTGTATGGCACTGAGACTTACCGTCCAGAAGCTGGTGTTGTTATCAGCGCGGCTGTTTAATTAGCCACCGAGGGGAAAGCTACGGCGAGTACCCTCACTCACCCTACGGGGAAGAGACTTACAGGAGAATACAATGTCTATTTCATATAATCCAGCTACCAACTTCAGCATCAAGGACACAATGGGTTCAACCAACCCCGACAAGATCCTATCGGGCGTACCGTTCGACGCTGAGTTCGAGGCTATCTCAGCATCATTCCAGCTCGCGGCTCCTGCGCTGAACCCTAACTTCACGGGTACTGTAACGGTAGACGCGCTTACAGCATCTACAATTAACGGCTCAACTACATCTACGTGGGACACCGCCGCTACTGAGGTGAGCACTAACGCATCCGGCTGGACTGCCACCAAGGCAACTGTAGACGCAGGCGCGTCCAACTGGGACGAGGCATACGGCTGGGGCAACCACGCAGACGCGGGGTATGTCACTACCGACAATAACTCAGACACCACCTACACCGCCGGCACTGGCCTTACGCTTGCAGGAACGGTGTTCTCGCTTAACAGCACTGGTATAAGCTCCGATCAAGTCACCGCTCTTACTAAGTTCCTACTGGGAAGCAGATGGACTGTGGAACTAAACGGTCTGGATGTTGACTTTAAGTACCAAGGGGCCACTAAGATGCGGCTTACGCAGACTGGAAACCTTACGGTCGTGGGTAACGTGACAGCATATGGGAGTCTGTAATCATGGCCTTGCAAACTAGTGGGCCTATCAGCCTTAACGACGTGGCGGGTGAGTTTGATGGCAGTACGCCTCACAGTCTGAGCGAGTACTATGGCGTGGACGACGGCGTCCCCGGCTCCGGTACTATCTCTCTGAATAACTTCTATGGTAAGTCAGCGGCTGTAGATCCGGGTCCAGATCCAGATCCAGATCCAGAGCCACCTCAACTTATCTTCCGAACTACTAGCTGGGGTGGCGGGCCCAATCGGTTTGACTACGCCTCCGAACCTTCGTTCGGCGGTATAAGTTACACAAGTAACTACACTATGTCACAGACCGGCGGGAGTACAGGCGGTGTCATTTCCACGGGATTGTTTACACAAGGTATCGGTCAGTTGGGAGGCAGTCCTACCCCCCTTGCGAGTAATGGGTTCAGCAGAATAGTTCTGTTCCCCAGCAACGCTACTTGGACACCGCTGGCATACAGCGTCATCAGTATTGGAATTGGTGGAAATGGACTGACGAATGGTGGCTGGTACGTGTACGACCCTGTGTGGTCTAGATACCAGCCTCCCGGTCAAGGGGGATTCAGCAACACCTTCTACCTATCTAGCGCCTCAAGAGTAACGGCTCTATTCGGCCCCGCCACTAATAACGACAACGTGGGCACTATAGGTCAGTTCATGGCTCAGTGCATGGACGCTGGAGGTGCTGGTATGGGCCTCGACTTTATAGGATAAGGGGATAGTATGCCACGCGTACGACAAGACAATGACGCACGATACGCCCTCCGCACGTCTTTCGTGGACGAGGAGGGCAACGTCATCCAAGGCGATAAGATCGTCATAGGTAAGGGTGGTAACAAGAACGTAGACGGAGGGGCCGCGCGAAGCGTCTACCTACCGAAGCAGAACATTAACGGAGGGACAGCCAGTGGCTGACATTATTCAGATCAGACGTGACACGGCCGCCAACTGGACGTCCGTAGATCCCGTGCTTGCCGAGGGTGAGCTGGGTATAGAGGTGGATACTAGCTACTTCAAGATTGGCGACGGCACTACTGTCTGGTCTGGACTTGGGTATGTAGCCACAGGGCCGCAGGGGCCGCAGGGTGAGCAAGGGGAGCAGGGCGATACAGGCGCTGACTCCACCGTACCCGGACCACAGGGGCCACAGGGCGAGCAGGGCGAGCAGGGCGAGACAGGACCAGAGGGTCCGCAGGGGCCTGCCGGAGCAGACGGTGAGGGCGGCGGCTCCATCCAAGACGGCAACACAACAGGCCAGATCACTACATGGGATGGCACTGAGTGGACGCCAAGCGATGATATGGTCGTCAACGGCGGCATCATGAAGCTGTTTGATAGAGGCTCTGGAGATGGCGAGGTTCGCCTGTTCCATGAGGATGACGCTACAACTTTGATTGCCCGTGGATCAGCAGGGTCATCAGGAACCTTCTCAATCAGCACATCTGATGGAGGCACATCCGTCGAGCGCCTTATCATCGACGCCTCTGGTAGGGTTGATATCCCCGGCTCTCTGTACGTCAACGGCATTCAGGTAAATGGCGGAGGCAGTGGTGGTGGTAGTCTTTGGACCGATGAGGGCAATAACACCATCAGCTACTCCGGCACGGTGCTTATGTCACAGCCTGATGCTGGTGATCAAGCCGTAGCTGTCGGTTTGAATGCAGGTGCGTCAGGGCAGAGCGCCTTTGGCATCGCTGTTGGCGGCAAGAGCGGAGAAACTGATCAGGGTGAATATGGTGTGTCTGTTGGCTGGAACTCGGGCAACACCAATCAGGGCGCTCAGGCCGTTGCATATGGTGTGTCAGCGGGGTCGCTAGACCAAGGCCAGAAAGCTGTTGCTGTTGGCGCAGACGCGGGCGGGACGTACCAAAGTGAGTATGCTGTATCAGTAGGCCCAGCGGCAGGTTATACCAGCCAAGGCGCAAGAGCTATTGCTATTGGCTATAACTCTGGGGTGACAACCCAAGGCGTGGAGGCCGTTGCGGTAGGTTACCTAGCGGGCTACAACACCCAAGGGCAATACGGGGTAAGCATAGGGTATAACGCAGGAGCGGATACTCAGGGTTCTGGTGCTGTGGCTATCGGCGGATCAGCCGGCAATTTAACTCAGGGAGACAGTGCTGTCTCAATCGGCGCAAGCGCGGGTGAGTTGAATCAAGGCGAGAAGGCCGTTGCGATTGGGATTAATTCCGGTAAGACAGACCAGTCTCTTAATAATGTAGCTGTTGGAAATGAGTCTGGCATGACCAGCCAAGGCGTAAATGCTGTTGCCGTTGGTAATAGCTCGGGCGCTTTAAATCAGTCACAGTGGGCTACCTCATTTGGACAAGAGGCTGGATACTCCAATCAGGGAGAGGCGTCCGTTGCCATAGGCCGTCAGGCAGGCAGGAATGACCAAGCCCGTAACGGCATCATCATTAGCTCCACTGGTGACCCAGAGAAC